TATACTCCAACTGAGAGTCAGACAGCTCTCAAAAATGTGGTATGGGAAGGCAATATCGGAAATACAACTACAGATGAAACTGCACCAAATTGTATAATATTAGAGAGTTTAATACCATCAAGTGTAGGCGGGTTTATGATAAGAGAAATAGGATATTTAGATGATGAAAATAATTTAATTGCCATTTCTAAATACAAAGAGTGTTATAAACCTTCTATAGAACAAGGTGCAGTGGTAGACATGAAGGTTAAAACTGTGCTTATTGTATCTAATGTAAATAATATAGAACTTAAAATTGACCCAACAATAATCTTTGCAACACTCAAAGATATACAAGACTTAGAAACTAAAATAGGTACTGTTAATACTAAAATTGATACAACTAAAACAGAATTAACAAGCAACATAGAAACTGCTAAAACAGAGTTAAATACTAAAATCGACCAATTAATCGCAGGTGGCTCAAATGTTGCATACACTCAAAGGGTCGCAATTGATGATTGGGTTGAGGATGCAGAAAGTGGATTCAAAGCAACTGTAACACATAGTTTATTAACACAGAGAATAGTTGTAAATATTATAGATGCTACTACAAAAGAAAATATAGTTCCAAATTTTAAAATAGTTGATGATAATTCAATTGAGATTAGAAGTGAAGTAAAAGTTGAGTTAAATGTCTATGTGATAAATGGAAATGCAGAAACTCATTTTATAAATGCAACTGTAGATGATAACAGAGTATCTGAAATGACTACTTATTCATCTAAGAAAATAGAGGACAGATTGGTTAATATAGAAGAAAAGGTAAATGGTGGTTTATCTAATATTGCAACAAGTGTAAATGAGTTGATAACTTATTGTTAGAGAGGAGAGTGAGAAAATGCAGACTGAATGGAATTTTAATTATGCTAATTATGTACAAAATGTTTCATTGCCACCTGGGCGATATAAATTAGAATGTTGGGGTGCTTGTGGTGGTGCTGTCGATACAAGCGATTGGACTGATTGTGCAAAAGGTGGTTATTCAAAAGGTGAGATTGTATTTAAAAAAAGAACTAATCTACAAATTTGTGTCGGTCAATCCGGTTATGAGAAAGTTTCTGAAGGTTCAAGCCTTACTAGAAGTGGTTTTAACGGTGCAGGCGCTGCTGGCAAAGTTACTACTGGTAGCTTTGCTTATTCTAAATACGGTGGTGGAGCAACTGATATAAGACTTTATCATCCTAGTGCAACTTGGGGTAACACCGAAAGTTTGCTTTCACGCATACTTGTTGCAGGCGGTGGAGGAGGTATGAAAAATAATTTTGCTTCTGCTCGTTCTATTGGTCATGGTGGTGGTTATGTAGGTGTTAATGGAGTTGGTCGTGACAGAGATTTTTGTGGCGGTGGTTCTCAATACCAAGGTGGAACAAGTTACGACACAGAAGAATACCATGGTTCATTAGGAAAAGGAGGTTATGGTAACATAGGAATAGGTGGTGGAGGGGGTTGGTACGGTGGTGCTGGTTCTTATTCTAATGAATGTGGAGGTGGTGGAAGTGGTTACGCACTAAATAAAGATAGTTATAAGGTACCCGGATATATACCAACACCTGAATATTATCTTGAAAATATAGTCATGACTACTGGAGGTAATACTACTAAAGCAGATGGTTATGCTAAAATAACATTACTACAAGCATTGCCATTTTTAACAGTATCTTCTTATAATTCTACACAGGCAACATTTAAAGCCGACCACACAGACCCTGCATTACTTACAAAGATAGAATGGTTTATAGATGATGTACTAAAAGAAACTATAACAACAAATTTAACAGAAGAGAAAACAATTAATTATACATTAGAAGATAATGCATTACACACACTTAAAATAGTTGTTACAGACAGTAATAATGCTACAGCAGAAAAAGTGTTAAGTATAAGTAAGAATATAATGCCACTGCCCGAAAATGTAAATTTAAATGATATATCAACAAAATTAGTTGAGGTTAATGCAGGATTTAAAGTTGGGAAAACAAGTATTATAAACACTTTAGCACTTAAAAATATAGAAGCAAGTTTAAATAATACACTTGTGGAGTTATCAGAGAAAATAAAAACAAGTTTTGATAGTTCAGACACTAGTGTGCAAGATTTACAAAATCAAGTAACACAAAAAAACAATACTATAACTCAATTAGAAACAGAGTTAAGTAAAAGAAAAAGATTTATAACAGGAACTTATACATTCACAAAAACGGATGCAGAGAATTTTAACTTAAGTATATATGACAAAGAAGGAACTTCAAAAACTCTTACTATACCAGTTAACATGGGCTTCTCTCCTAGTTTAATTGTACTTAGTGGAGTAACTTTTAGTACAACAAGTAAATCTTATGTTTATTTTGATAATGTTTGTAATTCAAATTTTTATAATTTTGGCTATAATTCTGATTCTACTCATAGTAACCCGAAAGCTGTTGGTATTCTTAATGTATCTAATGTTGGGTATTCTTCATTAGTGCTTACATTATATAAATTATCAATGTCAGAAGCAGTTGGAATATGGGCAAAAGAGGGAGCTACATTAACTTACAAAATATATATTTAATAAAAAAATGAGGTGATAATATGAACAGAAATAATAGAATAATTTACGACCAAACAGGCAATATATGGCTTCAAACTGGTGAAGCAACAGGAGATATACAAGAGTGGTCAAAAATAACTGAATTAAATTTTTTGGATGTTGAATTTGGTAGTATAGACTATAGTAAACAATATATAGAGTCTATAAATCCAGTTACAAAAGAACCAATCATCAAAGACATAGAAGTCATTTTAACAGATGAACAAAAGAGATTACAAGCATTAGAAAAAGAATTAAGCATGTTAAAAGAAGAAAATAAAAATAGAGATAGTGAGATAGTAAACACAGCCTTTGAGGTAGAAAATATAAAATTAAATAACAATTTATAGGAGGAATTAACATGTATAACTTATTAAAACTTATGATAGAACAAAAGAACTATAGCACTAAAGAGGATTTGCAACACAAAATTGATGTATTCTATGCAGTAAATAGAATTACAGAAGAACAATATTTAGAACTTACAAGTTTATTAAATAAAGAAGAAACACCAGCAGAACCAATAAAATAGGTTCTTTTTTTATTGAAAGAAGGTGACTAAATGACTTTTAAAGAGTTAGTTAATAAAGTTAGAAATCTTGTATTAGAAGCAAAGAATGTAACTATAGAAGATACAGAAAGTAAATTTACAAGTGAAAATGTAGAAGGAGCATTGAAAGAATGTATAGATAGAGCAGATGAGGCTTTTCAAGAAGCCGATAGTGGAAAAACACTTTTATCAACTGCTATCGGCTCTCCTGCTACATCAGAACAAACATTTCAAGATTATGCGAACTATATTACAGGATTTAAGAGCAATATAAGCAATTTAGAAACTCAATTGAAAAGCAAATATTCTATTAGATATGGTCCTATTGATGGATATGATGGTAATCCTTTTTCTGCTAATTTTGGCAAGAGTGCAAGTTACCTTATTGTCTATGTTTACTTTAGAAGAAGTGTATATTATTATAATCCCAGTGGTAGTTCTTTAGGAAGTAATACAGGAGGTTCTGAACGTGCATGGATTACTATAGACAGCAATAAAACTGGTTTTTCAGTTCATTCATATGATACTAGTTATGAGCCATATCCTTTTACAGGTTATTATATTGCTTGTTTCGCATAATAAATTATATTATTAAAACTAGGAGGATGTATGGAAGAAATTAGCATAAATCTATTATGTGCAGTTGCAGGAGTTGTAATATCCTACTTAGCATTTAGAAATAGCTCAAACAGAAAGATACAAGATGATACAGAAACAACTACAAAATTAGAACAACAAATAACTTTTCTGTGTGAGAATGTAAGAGATATAAAGCATGATGTAGCAAAGTTTAATACAAGTTTCTTAGATATCAGTGAACGAGTTGCAAAAGTAGAAGCAAGTACAAAACAAGCACATCTTAGAATTGATGAAATTATAAATAGAATTGGAGGAAAATAAAAGATGGATAATTTAATAAGTTTTATACCAGAGCAGTTACTAATTTTAGTAGCTGCTCTTTATGTTATAGGAGCAGGTTGCAAAAAATATAAACAATTAGATAATAAATACATTCCAGTAGTGTTATTGATACTTGGAATAGGTTTCTCAATATGGATGCTAGGATTAAATCCTGTTGCAGTCTTACAAGGTGTAATTTGTTGGGGAGTTGCAATAGGTGTAAATCAAACTTACAAACAGTTTAAGGATGGTGAAAAGTAATGAAATTAACAAAAATATTATTACTCACAAAAATTTAAAAAATTTCATTAAATAGAGTATACTTTTATAGCTAATAAGTATATAATAATAGTACAGAACTCGTAAAGCATTTATATGCTCAAATATACGGGACATTGATTTTTGAAGGAACCCGCCAAGCTTCTTTTATAGCTCAAATAGTCGGGACAGATAAATTTACCCACTAATATTAATTGGTGGGTTTTATTATATAAAAGTATATCTATGAAAAGGTGAAAACAATGGTTGAAGTAAAAGAAGAAAAAACATTTGATGAACAAATAGATATTTTAAAAAGTAGAGGATTAATAATAAATGATAAAGAAGATGCTAAATTTGTATTAAGTAATGTCAATTATTATAGGTTTACAGCATATCTTCTAAGTTTTAAGAATGATGATGGCTCATATAAAGAAGGAACTACGTTTGAAGAAGTTTATGATATATATAGGTTTAATAAGGAATTTAGGATATTATTAACAGATTTGTTAGGGAGCATAGAAATAGCATTTAGGACATACATTGCATATACATTAGCAATTAAACATGGTGCTTGTGGATATCTATAAAGGGAGAGTTTCAAAGATGAAAAATTCTATATTAATTTTTTGACAGCATTAGAGAGAGAAAAAAATAATAATTCAGATAAGCTTTTTATTATACACCATAAAGAAAAATATAAAGGAAAACTTCCCATTTGGGTTGCAACGGAAATAATGACTTTTGGTATGTTGTAAAAATTATATTCAAACATGTTGCCAGAAGATACTAGATACATAAAAAATAATTTGTGTAGAGTGAATACTTTATTAGTTAAATCTTGGTTACAATCATTAACACAGGTCAGAAATCAATGCGCTCATTATGGTAGAATATATAATAATAATTTCCGTATTATAACAATAAAAAACGAATATAAAAAGTATAACTTGGATAATAAAAAGATATTTTCTTATATACTTGCTATGAAGCATTTGACTATGGATAAATTAATTTGGAATAGTTTTTTTATAAAACTTCAAAAGTTAATTAATGATTATAATAATTCTATAGACTTAAAGCTTATTGGTTTTCCTAATAATTGGATAGAGATATTGGCTAAATAAAATAGTTACTTTAAGAAGTTTATAAACACTTACTATATGTAAGTGTTTTTTTATTGAAAAGAAGGAGGAAAATAAATAATGAAAATATGTATTACAGTAGGACACAGTATTTTAAAAAGTGGTGCATGCACTTCTGCTGATGGAGTAGTTAACGAATACCAATACAATAAATCTCTTGCACCAGTATTAGCAGATACATTTAGAAAAGAAGGTCATAAGGCAGATGTAATAATATGCCCTGAAAAGCAGTTTAAAACTAAAGCAGAAGAAAAGACTTATAAAATACCTAGAGTTAATAGTGGAGGATATGATTTACTTATAGAACTACATCTAAATGCAAGTGATGGTCAAGGAAAAGGTTCAGAAGTTCTATATTATAGTAATAAAGGTTTAGAATATGCAACTAGAATATGTAATAAGCTAGGTACAGTATTTAGAAATAGAAGAGCTAAATTAGATAAAGGATTATATATCTTAAATAGTTCAAAGCCTACAGCAGTATTAATTGAAAGTTTCTTCTGTGATAATAAAGAAGATTATGATAAAGCTAAGAAACTAGGTCATGAAGGTATTGCTAAGTTAATTGTAGAAGGTGTATTAAATAAAAATATAAATAATGAGGGAGTTAAACAGATGTACAAACATACAATTGTTTATGATGGAGAAGTTGATAAGATACTTGCGAATGTGCTTAGTTGGGGCTATAGTCCAAGCAAAGTTTTAGTTTGTGATATAAAAGATTACGTACCAGGTCAGACGGAAAATTTATATGTTGTAGGAGGTGGCGCATGTGAAAAGATAAGTTCTATTACTAAAGAAAAATTTATTATGATAAAAGGTAATGATAGATTTGATACACTTTATAAAGCATTGGATTTTATTAATAGATAGATAAAAGTTATCAACTAGAAGTGGTTGTTTGTTGTGATAACTCTATTATTGTAATATAATGTAAATATATTATTGTGATAATGGAGGATTTATGTATGGATGCATTGGTTTATGAGAGATTTGTAAGAGCAGCTTTTAGTATTAAACTTAATAACTTGATTAATAGAAGCGAAGATTTAGGTGGATTGGCTGAAGCTGATATCTTTAGAGCAGCAAATAATTTACATGAATTAAATGAGATAAAAATAGGTACTGGGTATGCTATTGCAATATTTAATAATGAGATATTAGAGTCTTGTAATGTTTCTGATAATGATAGCAATAGAATGATTGAACTATTTGATAGAAGTTTAATTGCAACTTCTAGGGAGGAAATATTGGATATTATAAGAGAATATGAAACTTATAGAGGACGATATCTTACTTTTAATTGGAAGAGATAGAATGTTTAAGTTAGGAAGTAGTAATTATAGTTAGTTATTACTTTCTTTCACATATTTTTATTATTTCAATAAGATTATTTCCAAATAATAATTTATTCAATGATAATAAGTAGAAAATAAAATTTTGAATCAATATAAAATTTAATGAAATGAGGTAGTAAAATCATGGATAAAAAAATAGACATAGCGAAGTTTATAGTAAATAGAATTGATTACTATATTGAAAAATCAGATAATAAAGCTAGTTTTTTACTATTATTAAATAGCGCAATTATAGGTTTTTTATTTTCAGGGAAGGAAAAAATAATGAATCACTTAAGTATAAGTAATATCAGATGTTTAGAGATGCTATTTTACATTGTTATATTATGTATATTTGTTATTTCAATTTATTTTTCGATTATGGTTTTAAAGCCAAGGAATTCTAAAATAGAAAATGAATATAAATCTATTTTTTATTATAAAGAGATAGCATCTTTAAATAATGAACAGTACAAAGAAGCATTTGAAAATGCATTTAAAGACGAAGAAAACTTGATTAATGATGCACTTGTTCAAATAAAAGAATTATCTTTAATCTGTGATAAGAAAATGTATAATGTAAAAAAGTCAGTAGAAGCTTTTATTTTAGGTGGTATTATATTGTTTATATATATACTTGTAGTAGTTTTTAATGCTATTTAGAAAATGTTTTATTTGGTTAGTATTCCTCTATGAAGATAGAATCAAATCATAGAAGAATACTATTTACATATTTGTAGATTCTTGTAATTGATTTTCATTTAATTTTTTAAATGCTAGTTTTAAAGTTTCTTTAAAATCAGGTACTGTGTTTTCATTAAAATCTTCAAGTTCATCCTCTCCTATCCATGCAAGTTCATTATGTTTTGATGTGGGTTCAAATTTAGAAATATCATAATCATTTATTATTTCTGCGAGAGTTATAATGCCTTTGTGTAAACCATCACTTTTTTTAACTTGATAAATTGCTAGAGGTATAGGTTGGCAATCATCTTTTCTTGTGCAATCAGTAATAGGTTCAATGTTTATATTAAAATCTTTTTCATATTCATCTTTAATAGTATTTATAATTGAAGTTTCTAGACTTGCCTTAGCACAACCAAATTCCCATTTACTCGCATTATTATTTCTATTATCACTTCTTTTCGCAATTAATATTTTTGAAGTTGATTTATTATAACAAACCGCAACACAGTGTAATTCCATTAAATCTACTTTTATATAGTCTTTATCTATTGTATTTTTATCATAACTGGGGTTTGTTTTAGAAATTACGTCACCTATTTTTTCAATCTTATCACTAAGGTTTCTGTCTATAAGTATTTTATCCAAAGCCTTGTCTACAGAATTAAACATAAAAGAATCAATTAGTAATTTACTTTCTCCTTTTTTATTAAAAAAATATTCTCGAACCAATTCATTTTCTTCTATTTCATCAAAAGAAAAACTATCATCAAATTCTATATCATTATTTTTTCCTTTATTATGATACCAAATGATAGGGTATAGTTTATCTTTCCAGATACCCTTTAATTTTTTATATGTAATTATATGTAATTTAGATAAAATATCAGTTTTTCTTGATAATATATAAGCTAGTTCAAAACTAAGAACAAGTCTTTCTGGGCATGTTTGCTTTGATATTCTGAAACCAGCATCAATATCATTTCCTAAGAACTCAAATATTTTATAATTATTGGATAAATCGTACATAGCAGAAATATTTTCATATTGTTCATTATTTTCTAAAGCATTAAAATTAGGATTTCTTGATACTATAGCAATCCAGGCCGCTCCTTTTAATGAAATAATATTTTGAAGTTTCATTAAGTATTTTTCAGATTCAGAAAATCCTTCTAGTGTAGAGAATATATTACCACTTTTTATATCTTTAGCAGTGCTTGTTAAAATATCAAAGATTATATCTATGTATTTATAAATTTCATCATAATTTTTTAGTACGATAATGAAAATTACCTCATCACCAAGAACTCTCCAAAGTTGTGCTTTAAGGTTTTCATAAACTCTATATTGTAACTTACGAATTATATGTGATAATACCTTAGCCCATCCGCTATAATTTATATTTTTATATAATGATGAATTAGCTATATCAAAAGAAAAGAACAAAATCACTTCTGGATGATTAGGTTCTTTTTCTTTTTCATAAATATCAGTATTAATATTTTCTTGAAGTTTTTCCTTATACTTTTTAAGATTAAAAGCGTTTTCGTTTTTAGCTGAATTATGAACATTATTTACATTTTGAGTTTTATATTCTTTATCATCTACCATTGTAAATATCCTAACCATTTCCCTCTATTAGATGCTGCATAAGAGGAAACATTAAAGTATTCTGCAATTTTTGAAGTGTCGACCTTATTACCTACTGTGTTTTCATCCATAATTCTTTTATATTCATGTTTAGGCATCAACAAGGCTGCTGCAAATTCATTGGATTGATACTCCTTATTGGTATTGCCACTTCTAAAATACTGATTTCCATCTTGACTATTCCATAGTTCATCATCAATGCCATAACCCATGTGTAAAAATAAATGTCCAAGTTCATGAGCAATGGTAAAATTCTTTCTGGTATCTGGTTGATAAGGAGATACCACTATTTCAAATGAATCATCAACTTTTCTAATAAATCCATCAGAGTATCCACTTAAAGAACTATCTTCTATTACCTTGCCTCCTAAAGCATCAACAACTTGATTTATATTTACTATTGGAATTTGGATTTTGTATGTTTGGATAATATCTTGGGTTATATCATTAATTAGCTCTCTGATTTTGAAATCCATAAAATCACATCCTTATATAATATTTTATTTAAATAATTATTTATTATAATATTCATTATATCAAAAACTATTTTTTTTGGTACATTTAATATTAATTATTTTCATTAACCTTTTGTATTATACAATATAATTATACCATATAAAAACTGTTTTTTGTCGAATGTATGTTTGAAAAAATAAAAATTAGTAAATTATCTTAAAAATAATTAGATATACTTTGGAAGCAATAAGAATATTAACAATAAGATAAATCGTTGAAATACCAACATGTGTTAAATAATAACAATAAACAAATAATAAAATTTTAGATTTCAGAATATGAAAGAACCAAAAAACGATTAACTAGTAATCTTAATTAAATTCATTTAGTTGATGTTAAAGTATGAAAACTATAGTAGAAGTTGTAATAATAAAACGAACGAAAATTATCATACTAAAACATAATACATGCTATAATTGTATTAGATAAATGCTTGAATATATACCAAAAGTACTCTTTTTATAAGAGTGCTTATTTTTTTGAAATTCATCAACATATAAACTATCAAGAACATTACTCAACACACCTTAAAATTGATTTAAATTCTTTTTCATACACAAAGTTATATGATATAATAAAAAAGTAAATATGTAACCCCAACACATCTTTACTAAGTCAAACATTATTATATAGAGCATTCTTCATTATGGAGAGTGCTTTTTCATTTCTTTGAATAATCATGTTGATTATTTATAATATTTTCATTTAATTTATCTTTATCTATCAAATTTAATGCACAATTAATACAAATGTTAGTTTTCATATGACTTTTCTTATGAAAAGTAATATACTTATTATCATCTTTATTTATTCCTTTATTACAGTAATCACATAATATAGTCTTAGTCATATTTTTATTCCTTTCATTTTATATTTTCCATAATTAAGTTTAACATATTTAGTATATACCTATGTATATATATTTAAAACAATGTTTTTTATTGCAATATAGAATATATTGTATAAATAAAAAAATATGGAGAATGGATATTTGATAATTGTAAAATTATGTTATAATTTATATGTAAGGAACTAAATATCTAAGAGTGGCAGTTTCCACATTATGCTCTAACCTACTTTCTAATGAAAGGAGGTGGGAAGTGTGGAAATAGTAGCAGTTTATTACATAGCAAAATTTTTACTTGATTTATACAAAGTAAAAAGCCACTCAAAGTCGGAAGCTAAGAGTGGCTTTATATTTAATTTAACTATTAATAAACTAATAGTAAAAATTAAATATAAAAAGTACTAAATTTTTTCGGAAACTACACTCTCGACAATAGATTATAGTTCCTTATTTCTAAAGAGGTAGGAGAATTGCAGTTCTCTTATCTCTTTTTGATACGAATTTACATCTTTATTATATCGCATTTTGAGAAAAAATAAAACTATGAATATTAGAAATATATTTTATTTTATCTCTAAGTATATATATTATTAGCCACCTAAAAAACTTTCACAAAAACAAAAAGAGTATATGTTTTTGATAACTGGATGATATAACTTATAACTCATTTTACAATTCTTAGTTCATATATATTTATGCCACTAAATTTCTCTAGTTTTGCCGATTTAGTTTTATTCTACAACTAAAATAATACAATAGAATTAGTTATTGTTCAACAAGATTGTTTGAAAATTAAATAAATTTGTAGATATGAATAATATTTTTTATATATAAAAACAAACTAAAACAGTAGAATATATGGTAAAACTTACCTATAGTTTTTGTGTTAAAAAGCTCCTATTATTAATTTAAGTTAGATGAATTAAGGAAGTGACATAAATGGAGCGACAAGAGGTAGAAAGTAAATTACGCAGGGGCGAATTAATGTTGATGGAGTACATGTGAAGGGAAAAGTCTACTCTATCTAAAAAAGAAATAGAAGTAGCAATGAAAGAAAAGTATAAGTGGAGAAAAAGCACTACAGAGATTTTACTTGGAAGATTAGTAAAAATGAGAATATTAAAAAAGAAGAGAGTTGGTTTTCAATTAAACTATGAAGTATTAGTAACTAAAAAAGAATATTTAGATGTAATAAAAGAAGAAAAAGATGTAAGTAAATATGATAATTTTTTTACACAAGTATTTACAACTATACATAAAAAAGAAGAAAAGACAGAGGAACAAATAAAAGTATTTATAGAAAGTATGCAGAAACTAGGAAAAAAATAATTTTATATTTTTATATGTTAATAGAAAGAAGGGGATATTATGCTAAATAAAAAATTACCAGATTCAGAGTTCAAGATTATGAAATATATTTGGAATACTGGTTATAAAACTGTAATATCAAAAGATGTGGCAGATGAAATGGAAAAAATATATAAATGGAAACAAACTACAACACTAACACTTTTATTAAGGTTAACTAAAAGAGGTTTTTTAGCTTCTCAAAAAATAGGTAAACACACACATTATACAATATTAATAAAAGAAAAAGAATACTTAAAATCAGAAACTAAAAAACTATTTGGAGGTTTACATAATAATCCTTTATCACAGTTAATATCAAAATTACATGATAAAGAAGAGGTAAGTATTGATAAAATAGATGCGCTTGAAGAATGGTTAAGAAGTTTGCAAGAAGATGAAGAATAAGAATATGCCAAAAGGTAGCACTCAATAGTAGCTACCTTTTTGTGGATAAAGCTGGGGATAAACTATGGAAAAGTTATATAAAAATTGTGGATAAAATGTTTTGCTGACATTTAACTGACATAAATATTAAAACTTGATTTTAAAGTATTGAAATTTCAATTATTAATCATATAAAAATAGAAAAGTTATTATTTTAATAAGGAATAATAAATATATTAATATCATTAATAATTGTTATAAATGTGAAATACTAACGATATCTAAACTAAATTATTATAAAATAGCTGACTGTAATTTAATTGATAAATCCTATTCTTCTAGACTTTGCCAGTTAAATTACAGTCAGTTTTATTATATAAAAAAATGCGTAATGGAACTATTATTTTATAGATTATATTTGAAAAGATGGATAAATTGTATATCTAAATCTATATATTATTTT